ATTATACAGTAATACAACAAATAAAAACACTATTTAAGGGGTCTCGCATGAGTTTAAAAGATTTTCAAAGTAAGATTGGTGTAACTGCTGATGGTGCATGGGGTCCAGGGACTCTTAAGGCTGCTGTAGAATTCTTGAAGATGCCTAAATTGCGTGCTGCTCATTTCTTTGCTCAAACTTCTCATGAAAGTGGTGGCTTTAAATCTCTTTCAGAAAACTTAAACTATAGTGCTGACGGTCTTGTAAAGATCTTCCGTAAGTATTTCCCTGACGTTACCGCTGCTACTCCTTATGCCAGAAATCCAGAAAAGATTGCCAATAAAGTATATGGTGGTCGTATGGGTAATGGTGACGAAGCTTCTGGTGATGGTTTCAAGTATCGCGGTCGTGGTGCCATTCAGTTAACTGGTAAAGATAACTACGCTGCATTCGCCAAAGCAATCGGTCGTCCTGATGTGCTTACTAATCCAGACATCGTTTCTGGTGAGCTTGCATTTGAATCAGCTATGTTCTTCTTTGATAAGAATAAGCTTTGGGACATTTGTGATAAAGGTATCAATGATGAAACCATTACAGCTCTTACAAAGAGAATCAATGGTGGCACAATTGGGTTAGAAGATCGTAAGAAACATACTTATGAGTATGCTAAACTTCTAGGAGTTTAATGAAAAGGGGAGCAAAGGCTCCCCTTCTCTTATCTGTCTTAATGAACCGTTTTGATTACATAACTTAGCATTGCTGCACAATTAAATACAATCAATAAAGTTAAAGCAATATTATTTTTGATTAAGCTCATTTTTCCTCCGCAAGAAACTGTTTAGTAGTAGTAGTAGTTGGTTCTTTAATCTCGATCTTCTTGGGTTTCTTATGCTCAGGAATAATGCGCTCCAGAACAATCTGAAGAATGCCATTTAGCATCTCAGCGCCCTTGATTTCGATGGAATCGTTTAGAGAGAATGTTCGCGTAAAAGCACGAGTGCTGATACCTTTATAAAGATATGGGTTAGTTTCATCGTTATTAGATTTACCTGTAACGATTAACTTATCTTCGACAAACTCAATTTCGATATCAGAACGACCAAAACCAGCTACTGCAAGCTCGATTGCGTACTTGTTCTCATCGATTTTCTTGATGTTGTACGGAGGATAGTGGGGAATGCTCTTTGTGATATCGTCATGAAGTTTTGAAGCTTCGTTGAAGACGTGATCAAAGCCAACAAAGAACGAATTGAAGGCGTCCCAGTTTTTTGGGACATAGTATGTCTTAGTCATAAGACCTCCTGTTAGGCAAGGTTAATATATTAGCAGTTTATACGCTACTGCCAAACGTGCCACCCCGAAGGCATGGCAATCTCAAACTCTATTTATAAAACGTATTTTTAATTACGAGCACCTGTCTTTGACGAAAAGAGTTGTTTCCAAAGTTGTTTTGCAGATTTTTCAGTTCCATTATGAATTACTTTACCATCACCGCGTCGAATCCGCCAATCGCCATTACGATGCTGTAATAGTTCAGTTCCGTTTCTAGAAGTTGCGTGATTTTGTTCATCTGGTTCATCTAAGTCGTTTTCTTCTTTTCGAACTGAAATTCCTTTAGAAGGATCTCCATAAGAATCTTGTCTTTTCTTTTCAAGATCTTTTTTTGCTTGAATTTTTTTCGCTAGTTCTGGATCTGCTTTTAGCATCCAACCAGGTTTAGTCATATCAACTTTTTCTTTTATAAATTGAATTAAAGTTTTCATTTACTTTCTTCTTCCGATGTTATATTTAGCGACTAGTTCCCAATCATCTTTCTCTTTATGAGAGATGATCTTAATTTGACTGATAGGAGCCATTAGTTCTGCAATATATTCTGGTCGCACAACCTTAAGTAAACCCCATTGCTCTAGTAGAGTAGCAATAGTGTTCCTTCTGGACATATCATCTTCAGAGAAATTAGATGGCTTACCGTCTAGCATAAACAATTCTTTAAAATGTACGATATAATACTTTCCCTGCTTATGCAGGATATGACACGATTGATAAAGAGTATTATCTTTCTTCGATGCTACACCAATACGGGTCAATGTTTCTTTTATTTTAAGGAAATCTTCTTGTTCTAAGAGACTCACCTCAACTAGGGAATCAACTACACTCATTTTTTTATCACTCCGCCTTTTTGTAATTTATTTTTTAGCAGATCCAATTCTTCTTTATTTATAATTGATAGGATTTCTGCGGCGCGAGTGTAGTTGCATTGATAATATTGGGTTATAGCTTCGATATCTTTATCTTCGACTTTTTTAGACCACTTACTAAACCTTTTCTTTTTAGGAATACCATTTAGATAATATTCAAACTGTAGTTTATTATCTAGATGAGCATATTGATTGATTTCATTTGCATATAGAATAGTATCAACAAAATAAGATAATGACTTATTGACCATGAAAGGAGTGTATCCCT